CTAGACATCGTTGTTAAGGATGTGGGCGTGAATCTTGGCGGAGATTCTATATTTGGGCTGAGAGTCGAAGCGGGTGATAACATAGATGCAGACTATCCCGCTGAATGGCCTAGTGAATTGGCAGCTATCCTCATACTTCCTCCTTTTAATACCCCTGGCCCAGCGTCCGTTTTGTCTGGAATGCACATCAAAAATCAATCGCCTAGCCTACCAGGATCAGCGGTTAATGCTGCCATCCTCCTCGATTCCCAAACTCCCGGCCCCAACGTCTACGGCATCAAGAGCGGCGCAGGTCCGGTAGACTTTGGCGACATCGTATCGCCCGGCATCCTGACCCTGGCCGATGGCCTTGCGGAGATCACCACGTCCTACATCGGGGCGGCGCTGTACACGCCCATCGGCGCTCCAGGCATGAATGATGTGGCCTTCAGTGGCACCTACACGGGAGCCGCAAACGAAACCTTCTGCATCGTGCCTGATGACGTTGCGGGAGACACTTTCTCATGGGGAGTAAACTCGGATTGCGCCACCTTTGTCGCCATTGGTGTCGCCATGACAGGAACGCCCCAACTGCTTCAGGATGGCGTAAGCGTGGACTTTCCAAGCTCAACTGGCTACACCGAAAATGACCATTGGACTTCACTGGCCACCGCAGCGCTCGGTGATGGCTTCGAGTTCAACTGTGCTGACTGTGACACCCCGCCTTTCCCCGGTGCGGCCTGCACTGCGACTGGAGACCATGCGGGGGCACGAGCTATCTATATCGAGAGCGCCATGGCTTGCTACGGTCTCACTCCCGGCAGCCCGGTAAGCCCGCAACTTTCCGTTGTCAATCTCACGACCGCGAAGCTCTTGGAGTTCAACGCCAGCAATTCAATTACCGCCGCCACGTACAACGACGATGGCACGACGACCTACGCCGGTGTGTTCAACAACTGCGGGGATTCAAATGCCCTGATCGGGGGCTGGTACACAGTCGCGGGATTCGGTGACGCAAACGATGGCAATTTCGGTCCTGTCGTGACCTGCACGGCGGGAACTTTGAGGCTTCCCAATTCCAGTGGAATAACCGAATCAGGGACGGCGACCGCGACTAACATCGGCTTCCAGCTTGTGGCGGCTCAGGGGGCGGGCGAGGTGATCGTCCCGCAGACACTCATGGGATTCTACACGCCGGGCGGGACTGGTTTCACCCTCGGCTTTGCCGATAATGAGTTCATGATCGGGACTCTGAGCGGTGCGGCCTGGTACGTCTCGAATGGCAGTCTAACCGTGCATGGGTTCCCCGCATTTGGTTGGCTGGACAACACGAATCTGAGCCAGGTTGCGGCGTCGGGATTCTATGCTCCTAGTCCAGCGGACAGCCGAGACATCCCGCTGCTGATTGAATTCGTCGGCACAACTCCGGGGCTGACGGCGGGGAATGGCAGCGTGCAAATCAATTTGCAGTACAGCGTTATGGTAATCTCGGGAGGCGCTTAATGAAAACGATTCTTATGATTCTTTTCTTCTCCAGCTTCGCACTGGCAGAGGTGAAACCAGCACCAAAGCCTTTGCCCAAGCCTACGCCGACACCCGCGCCGGTGGCGGTGGCGCGTCCTAAGCTCAACAGCTTGGAGGCTAGAAAAGGCCGCGACATCCAATCTGAACTGGCGCGTGCCCAGGCTGAACTTCCGTCCGCCACGAAAGAAGCTGGCAGGGCGCAGGATGCAGTGACGAAGGCCCAAGTCGATGTGACTGCAACAGTATCGGCACTGACGAATAACAAGAGCAAGGAACTCACGGTCTCGACGCGGCTCATCTCTAATCATCAAAATGCCCTTAATCGGCTGAAACAAGCTCAGGAGAGGGCGAAGCAGGCACAACAGCGGCAGGCGCAGGCGACGAAGCGCGTGCCGCAGGTTCAGGCGCAGCTTACCGACTGGGAGTTAAAAACGCTGAAAACCCACAAGGCTGATCCGACAAAGCATAAGGTCGATTGGCGCACAGGCGAAATTAGCCCGGTTGGGGGAAATTGAAACAGGATGAAAAGGTCGCGGGACGCGGGCGAGAGCTACTGGCGGCGCGACTGCCGGTGCAAAAGCAGCTTGCTCCAGGAATGGCAGGCGCAGGGATACCGGTTAGCGAGGAGTTTTGCGAGTGGCTGGAATTTTGGGCAATGACGAGCGAAGACCCGCTGGAGCGGATACTCGCAGCAGATATGCGGGTGAAGCTGGCTACCAAGAACCCGGAACAGCTAAGAGCGGCGCTCGACGCGGAGGTGAAGCGGCGGGCGGGAGAAATGCTGACCAAAGTGAAGGCGGGGGCGAGGAATAAGGTCAATTACAACGTGGACCGGCTGCGCGAACTTGCTCAAAATCGCGCCCCGACCGGCGAGCTCGAGGTTGACCCGGCGACGAGCAAGATTTGAAATTGGAAATTTGAGATTTGAGATTTGAAATTTCAAAGAGCAGGAACGGGACGGCGGGCGAGTGAGTGAGCGAACTCAGCGAGAGGGAACGGCAGGAGTTAAGATGGAGAGCGCAGACGGATCTGTTCTTTTTGGGGCGCGACATCCTGCACTACGACCTCGAAGAGCAGCCGCACCGGCAGATGTGCGACTTCCTGGTGGCGAAGGACCCCAGGAAGACGATAGGCGAGCAGAGCGAGATCAAGGAACGACAAGAACTCCTGAGCCGGGGGACGTTCAAGAGCACAATCAACGTCATCGATTCCGTTCAATGGATTATCTGTTTCCCGGATATTCGGATACTGTGTTTAACGGGGGAACAGGGCCTTTCGGCCGCTTTCCATGAAGAACTCAAAAACACATTCACGATCCAGCAGGAAGAGCCGAGCGACTTTCAGATTCTTTTCCCTGAGTTTTGCATCCCGGCTGGAACACGGGAAGCATCGGGTGACTTCATCACTCCAGCCCGGAGAAGGTTTCGCAAAGAACCAACCTTTTGGTCCAGTAGTATCGTTTCTAGACTTCCAGGCTGGCACTGCGACGTGCTTAAGCTAGACGATGTGGTCAACCCCGAGAACTCCGAGAACGCCGAGCAAAGGGAAAAGGTGATCCGGCGAGTGAATATGGCGAGGAAGCTGAGAGATCCAGGCGGGTACATCGACGTGATCGGCACGCCCTATGACGTTGAGGATTACTACAGCTACCAACGCCAACACGCCAGCAAAAAGACGTTCGTGTTCATTTCGCACGCGGCATGGGGAGTGAAAGCGGAAGCGAGAGGGAAAGAACTCACGGCGCTCGCTGAAACCGACGTGGAGAGCTACTACTTCCCGGCGCGGCTCGATTGGGCGTATCTCAAGAACGAGCTTGACAACGACCCGGAGAGCTTTGCTTCGCAGTACCTGCTGGACGCGACGAAGAAAGTCGGGGCGATTGTCAAGTTTACGGATGAGATTCTGGACGCTGCTGAAGTGCCTTGGCAATCAGTCTCTGTGTTTTCGAGCTACTACGCGATTTGGGACTTGGCGTATGGTGTGGAAGGAAGTGTGAAGAACAAGCCTTGCCTGACGGCGGGCGCGATCGAGGCGAAGGATTCACAGGGTAGGCTGACCACGGTTGAGCTGATCGCGGGCTATTACGGAGCGCATGAGATTGCTCCGCAGATCGTGGACGCAGCGGTGAGGCATCCGCTGCAGTATACGGGGATTGAAGACGCGCCGGGAGTGCGCTGGCTGGAGCCGCAGATCCAGGAAGAGGCGAAGCGGCGGGGACTGGGGACGCTGACCATTGTTTGGATTCCTGTCGACCACACGGAAAACGCCAAGCGGAAGCGGATCGCGCTCGTTCCCGGACTGATGCACGATAAGCGGATGCTGATCTCCGACGCCTGCATCAATAAAGAGTTTTTGCGCGAGCAGCTTAGCCGCTACACGGGCAGGCCGAAGACGCCCATGGACGTGGCAGATGTGCTGGGGCTTGCAGCCGTACACCTTGGCAACTACACGCCGGCAGCGCAGCCGGAAATGACGCAGGAGGAGTACGAGGGGAACTGCAAGATCATACGCGACCGGGCGATGAGGGAAGTGTTGTTCCCTTCGGCGCAGAGTGCGGCGGAAGCGGTGAGCCAGCCGGAGCAGAGCGGGGAAGGGGTTGTCAACTACTTTTAGCGGAATTTGAAATTTGAGATTTGAAATTTCAGAGGAAGGCCGATGGTGGAATGGGTTAGGAGATGCCCGGAGTGCGGAAGGGAACTGAGGAAGGCGGACCCCTTGGCCGTCGTGAAGTGCGTATGCGGGTGGGTTTGGGGATTCCGGGCGATCCGCTTGCCGGACTGGGAAGAATTTGAAATTTGAGATTTGAAATTTGAGAACGCGGTAAATGGCACACATTGAACAACAAGCGCCGGCGATGCAGACGCCCGATGCAGAGGCGTTCACCGACCAATACACGGTTGAAGACGATGCAGCGCTGCAACTCGTTTGCCGGGATGCGGACCTAGCCCAGGCGTGGGTGGATTCGCACTTCCTGACGATTCGCTGGATTGAGGCGGACATGCTGTATCAGTCCCCGCCCATGCTGAAAGTGTGGGAGGGGACGACGGTCCCGCGGGCGAATATCTCGCTCTTCACTGTGGCCACAATTGTCAACTCGCTGCTAGGGAAAGTCAGGAATGGGCTTTTCTACGAGAAGCCGCCGTTTGTGCTGAGACCGAAGCCGGGGATGACCGAGGACACCACGCGCGCGATCTCGGCGGTCGAGGAGACCCAACTCGACCAGATGAAGTTTCGGGAGACGGTGAAGCGCGGCCTTTTCTCGGCGCTATTGCTGGGCACGGGGATTTGGAAGTACGGGTGGAAAAGCTACCAGAAGAAGAAAGTCACCTACACGCGGCTGAATCCACTGCAAAAGCTGGTGGCGTTTGGCAAGAACCTGATCTTTCGCACGGCGGATTCCACGAAGTACAAGCGGAATGTGGATTGGGTCGACTGCGAAGAGCCGACGTTTGAGGACCTGGATATTCGGGATGTTCTCGTCGACCCGAGCACGCGGCGGGGAAATATCCAGGATGCAAGCTGTAAGTATGTAATCCACAAGCGCACGGTGACTTACCGGGAGCTTTTGGAACTTGCGCCGCAGTTGGGGTACGAGTTACCCGACGAGGACGAGATTAAGTCGTGGTTTATGCCACCCGCGGCGGCGGAGCAAATTCAGCAGGATCGAAGCCTCGAGTACCTGGGAAGCTCAGCGTACTTGCACCACGCGGCGCCACGGTTCCAGAAGACTACAGAAGACCCGTTCGAGGAGCCGCTAGAGCTGTTAGAGAGGTGGGATGATGACAAGTGCATCTCCGTTCTGCAAAGAGCACGAGTCATTAGAAATTGCGAGAATCCCTTCGGGTGCAAGCCATTTTATTCGCTTAACTGGTGGGATACACTGGACGCCTTTTGGGGGCTGGGCCTCGGAGTAGTGCTTGGAGGAGAGCAAAGATTCCAGCAGGGGCTTACCAATGCCACTGCGGATATCTGCTCCTTGATTGTAAACCCGACGATCGTGAGGTCTCGCGGAGCGAACGTCACGAGCCAGAACATTCGGCAAAGGCTGGGCGGAATTTTCGACGTTGACGGGCCAGTAAAAGACGCATTCATGTATGCCGAGACACCGAAGATCCCGACTGAGATTTTCATTGCGGGGCAGCAATCGGAGGCGCGGGCGGAGGCAGTCTCAGGGGCGAATGAACTCTTGACCCAGGGTAACTTGCCCCAGAGGGGAAGGACATCGCTGGGCCGGACCGCTACGGGAGCATCCGCGATGGCCGGCGCCGTGAACGACCGCATCGGCGGATTCGTAGAAGATTTTGTGCTCCAAGTTTTCGAGCCGTTCCTCTGGGACTTGCACCAGATGAACTGTGAGTTTCTGCCGGAGAAAGTACTCGCCGATATCTTGAACGACAAGCTTGGGAAGGATTTTGAGCTTGATGCCGAGAAGTACTTCAATGCTCCCATCGAGCGATTCGAGGTTATGGCCGGATCGCACATTGCCGTGAAGCAGCAGATGGCGCAGGCCGTGACGCTGATGGTAGAGCTATTCCAGTCGCCACAGACGATGAGCGAACTGGCGCAGATCAACGGGCAATATGTGGACGTGAGCGAACTGCTTCACATGATCGCCGACGTAAGCGGGTTCAGGAACTTCTACGATGTGATTAAGGACTTGACGCCCGAAATGCGGCAGAAAATGATGGCGATGAATCCGGCGGTGATTCAGGCGCAGGCGAAGGGGCGCTTGCAGCAACAGCAACACCAAAACCAACAGGAATTGATTGACCAAAAGGACGTGAATAGGGCCGTGGTGCTGGGGCTGAGGTCGGGAATCGAGAGCGAGATTCGGAGCGAAGCGGAGACGGGGCAAGGCGGCGCTGAAGGATTGGGCGCAGGGGGGACAGAGTAATTGGGCCATCGGGCGATCTGGCGATCTTGCCATTTGAGATTTGAAATTGGAGATTTGAGAGATGGACGACGACTTTAAGGCGTTTCAGCAGTCGAGCTTTTGGCCGCAGGTGAGGCACTTCCTTGCGCAGACGTACGCGCAGATGGTGGCGGACATTGTGGCTGTAGAGCCGGGCGCGGGGGAGACGGCGGTACTGGCGGCGCATCGGGAAGCGGTAGGGGCGGAAAAGATGCTGAGGAAGCTGGTGCGCGCGGTAGAAGGCGCGGGGGTCGACCTCGCCGACGAGGACCCGAAGCTCGACATGAAGAACGTTGCCGACGTGAGGAAGTTCGTTTACGAGCAGACAAAGGGGGCCTGAAGATCGGGCCATTGGGACATCTG